CCAAACAAAGGAGTAGTTGTAAAATGATCGCAGAAATTGTAGCCCTTTTAATGTTCGTAGGCCATGATATCAAGGAGCATAGAATACAAGAGTCTATGTCAGTGTGTTTGAAGCATAAGCGCGAAGCTAGCAGGCCACCAATTAGTGAAAATATATCATATAAGTGTATTAGATCTAAAGCAGAACTAGAAGATAATATTGATGGATCTCAATCTATAAAAGCATTAATATTACAGTAATAAATGTAATTGTGGAGATTTAATGGAAATTCTTTGTTATATTTTAATTATGTTATGGATAATGGGAGTATCTGAATAAAGAATAAATGAGTTATTTAAACGCAAACATACCAGTGCAATATGCACAAATAAGAAGGGAGTATTTATATGATCTTAAAAAACATCACGGAGAAGTCGAAGACTGTATTATTTTCGGTTTATCAAGCATTACGGGGCGTAGTCCTCTTTTCCATGGAATTATGGAAAATGGAGCTATCTTCTATCGTTTACCAATATCTGCATTCATTCAAAGAGGCTTTAAGCCGGATGATGTTCCTAAACGTAGGCTTGATGAGTTGGTTCTATGGAACTGCTTTAGTTATTATCCTGCTGTTCATTCTTGGGACATTTTAGACGGCCAAGCAGGTAAATACATTGGTAAAGATAAAAAATGGCATTCAGGTGCTTATCTTTTTACTTTAGATTTTGCTCATCCTGAGTCTAATATAATAGATACAGACCACTCAGAGATACCACATGAACATAAATGTGCACATATTTTAGCGTTAGATGATGGTAATTATGCTGCACAACCGAACAACAGGTTGATTTGGGACATTCCATCCTTTACAGTTAAGGATAATGTTCCAGATTGGAAAGTACAAACTTCTGAATGGAATGTAGAAGACTCAAGAAAGTGGCAAACAGAAGATACTGATAAATTTTTTTATGAAATAGAGGAGAAAAAAAAATGAAGTTAACTGCAAACATAACCCTAGATGAGCTTACCAAAAGTCAAATAGCTGAAAGAAAGGGTATAAATAATAATCCTAACCCACAGCAAATTGAAAATTTAAAATCATTGGCAGTAAATATATTACAGCCCGTTAGATCCCACTTTGATAAACCATTAATTATATCATCGGGATTCCGTTGTGCTCAGCTTTGCACAGAAATTGGTAGCAGTATAAACAGCCAACACGTAGCAGATGAAAGTGCTGCAGCAGCCGATTTTGAAATACCTGGTGTGGATAATAGGGAGCTAGCTCTTTGGATCAAATCAGAGTTAGAATATGACCAGCTTATATTAGAATTTTACAGAGATAATGAACCTACTTCAGGCTGGATTCATTGTAGTTATTCTAGCAACGCAAATAGAAACCAATCATTAAGAGCATTTAGGGAAGACGGAAAAGTAAATTATAAACCCTGGTTAGATTAGATGGCTATAACTAGAAGTCAAATAAAAAAACAGTTAGAACCTGGTCTAGGTAGAGGTTGGGGCAGGGCAGAAAAAAGCAAATTTAGAAAAGTGTTAGAAAAAACACATGGTAAAATCTACAAATCCAGTAGCAAAAAGTCTAAGGTCTAGAACATTCAAGCCTAAAGTGATACAATCAAAGAAGTTGTACAACCGTAAAAAGAAGAGAATAGACACTCTTAATGCGGCCGCACAAATAAAATTGGAGGAGCCACATGGCTGATAAAAAAGATAAAAAAAAACATATGGATGATGATGGTACAAAATATGGGCCCGGACCAATAGATAGAGATAAAAAATTAAGATTCTATAAAATGCCACTTTTACGTCACCCTATTAAAAAAGATATTTTTGAAGCAAGTGAGGGAGCTTATACAGGATCCTATATAAAAAGTGAATTAGATGGTAAAAAAGTTTCTAATAAATCATACGAAAAATATTATAAGGGTATGATCGATGTTTAAAAAAATTAAAAAGTATATAAAACATATAATAGAAAAATTACTTGGCAAGAGATGCCAGTGTAAGGATTAATTATGGCAACATCAGGATCAACATCATTTAACCTCAATATCGATGAAGTCATTGATGAAGGTTTCGAAAGATGCGGTGGTATTAGACCAAGCACGGGCTATGATTTAAAAACAGCACGAAGATCATTAAACTTATTATTTTCTGATTGGGGAAACAGAGGAATACATCTTTGGAAAGTTGAATTAAACGAACAAGCATTAACAGCGGGCACAGCTACGTACAGTGTTGCTGCAAATGTAAGTGATGTTTTAGAGGCTTACATATCTACGACAGCAGCCGCAGCTGATAATGCAAATACACAAGATGTAGCTCTTACAAAAATAGACAGATCTGCTTATTCAGCTTTACCTAATAAACTTGCTAGAGGTCAGCCGTCACAATATTATGTTGATAGACAAGTAACTCCAAAAATTAGTTTATATGTTGCACCCGATGCATCCACTTACACAACTTTGAAGTTTTATAGTATTAATAGAATTGAAGACGCAACAGCTTATAATGATCAACAAGCTGATGTAGTTTACAGATTCTTACCATGTATGTGTGCAGGTTTAGCTTATTATTTAGCTATGAAAAAAGCACCTGAAAGACTTGAAGCAATGAAATTAATTTATGAAGATGAAATGAAAAGAGCTTTGGAAGAAGACGGGCAGAGAACATCGTTATATATCTCACCTCAGTCGTACTTTCCAAATGTATCATAATGGCTAAATACGCAAACGGAAATAGATCATTAGCAATTTCTGATAGAAGTGGACTAGCTTTTCCATATCAAGAAATGGTTACAGAATGGAATGGTTCTTTTGTTCACATATCTGAATATGATCCTAAACAACCACAAATTAGAAGAAAAAGAAATGTGGCTGATGCTATAGCTTTAAGAAAAGTAAGACCTCAAAGATTTCAACAACCTCAAACTGTTGCTCCTAATGATTCTACTTTAGCTAATTCAGGTGGAACAAGTGTAGGTGTTGCTAACTTAACTTTACCTGGTGATTTTGCTTTTGAAACTTTTGAAACGACAGTTACCAGTAATGGTATAACAACTTCTTTACAAACAATGCAAGCAAGAGATCCTTCTTTACAAAACAGAAGAAGAGAAGCTTCTGCTGATTTAGGAAACGTAACAGTGAGTATTTCATAATGGCTATTACACATGCAAATTTTTTAACTCAAGTCAGAAACTACACTGAAGTAGATAGTAATGTTTTAAGTGATACTATTTTAGATCAATTTATAAGAAACACAGAGCTAGATGTTGCTGGTCAAGTTGATTATGATGATTTAAGAAAATATTCAACATCAAATTTTACGATTAACAATAGATATGTAGTTCTACCATCTGATTGTATTTCAGTTAGATCTGTACAACACATTGCATCAAATGGAACTAGGACTTTCTTAGAAAGAAGGGATACAAGTTTTATGTCTGAATTTAATCCTACAAATGCAACAGGCACACCTAAATATTGGGCTAATTGGGAGGACAATGTTCAACAAGGTCCTGTCATATTGGTTGCTCCAACACCAGCAGCAGCTGATACGGTTCAGATAAATTTTATTAAAGATCCACCTCATTTTGATAGTTCAACTAGCACCCTACTTTCAAAACAACACGAACAGCTATTATTATACGGAGTGTTAAAAGAAGCTTATGGCTTTTTAAAAGGTCCTGAAGATCTATACAAACTGTATTCTGATAGGTATAATAAAAGCATACAAGCTTTTGGTCTACAACAAATGGGTAGACGAAGAAGAGGAGAGTACGACAGTGGAGTTCCTCGAATTAAAATACCTTCACCGTCACCATAAAATTAAACGTTAATTAGGAGAAAAACATGGCAATAACAACAAACGCAATTTGCAACTCTTTCAAGAAACAACTTTTGGAAGCTACGCATAACTTTAGTAACCCAGGTGGTAATTCATTTAAACTATCAATGTACACTAACTCGGCTGCTTTAGGAAAATCAACAACATCTTTTACAACTTCAGGACAAGTAAGTTCACCATCTGGTGGATATTCTTCTGGTGGTAAAGCATTAGTAAATGTAGGAACATCACTAGCAACAAATACAGCAATAACGGATTTCGCTGATTTGTCTTTTGTTGGAGTTACATTAACTGCAAGAGGTGCATTAATTTATAATGATACTGCATCTAATGACCCAGCAGTAGCTGTATTAGATTTTGGCGGTGACAAAACTGCAAGTAGCGGAACTTTTACAATTCAGTTCCCAGCTTTTACAACGAGTGCAGCAATATTGAGAATCGCATAATTTAGGAGGGAGCCGATGCTATGGCAAATTACACTTACACCGTAACCGTAGCATCGGGTAGCCTCTACGGAGGCGGGTCTGGTAACGTTTTTTATTTAAACGGTTCTAGAAACTCCACTGGCCCTGGTACATTACCTTGGGTTAACGGTGGAACATTAAGATTAGATCAGAGTGACAACACAAACGATGGTCACCCATTAGTTTTTTCTACAAACACTAGCACCTCTGGAATTATTTCTTCAGGTATAACTTACTATCTTGATGGAGCTAGTAACCAAGCAAACTATACCAACACAACTACATTTAACGCAGCTACAAATCGATACATTGAGATAACTCCTGCATCCGCTTCAGATTTTTATTATCTTTGTTACGTGCATGGAATTGGTATGGGTGGTATTTTTGATATCACAACAAGCACGTGGGGCGCTTTAGATTGGGGAGATGGAATTTGGGGCGATGCGTCAAGTTCAGGAGCTGAAGTAACAGGTATTTCTGCAAGCACTACATTAGGTGAACTCTTACAAGCAGGTCCTGGCGAAGGTTGGGGTGCTAATGCGTGGGACGAAGGTGCTTGGGGTATAGCAGGTTCAGTATTAGCTGGAGCACAAGTTTTAAATTCATCCGTTGGAGATGTTACAGTTGATGCCAAAGTAGAAGTGGGTTGGGGCCGAGGCGGCTGGGGTAACAGAGTATGGGGAGATACATATTCAGCTTTAGCTCAGGGACAATCAATGTCAACTGGTATAGGAAGTGTTTCTGTTCAAACTGATTTTGTTGCAGTTCAAAATGGTTTAGGTTTATTAACCATTACACAAGGTTTAAATTCTATTCAGGTAGATGGTAATGTTTCTGTCTTTGTTGGTGAAGATGCATTGCAATCTTCTTTAGGCACAACAGGTCTAAATCAAACAACTGTAGAACAAGTATCTGGACAATCTTTAACAACACAAGCTGGAGGTGTTGTATCTGGTTTGAAAACTCCTGTTGATGTAACAGGTATAGCTGCCTCTCTAACTTTAGGTTCAATAAGTTTACAACAAAGCACAAATGAACAAGCTACTGGTCAAGCTGCAGCGTTGTCTTTAGGAACAGCTGTTGAAATACCTGGTCAAATGGTAGGGGTGTCAGGGTTTACATTAACAACAAGTGTTGGTGCAATAACCTCAGTAACAGGTTTTGCAACCGTTGATGTAACTGGTATAGGGTTGACAGCAAATATAGGCACACCTATAATTACGGCATGGCAGGAGATAGATCCTGGGGTAACTAATACTTGGACAGAGGTTGATCTTGCTGCTTAAATTTGTTAAAATAGGAGTTATATGACATCAAGTTATTCAGCAGATTTAAAACTAGAACTTATGGTAACTGGCGAAAACGCTGGTACATGGGGTGATAATACAAATAATAATTTAAACTTAATTCAACAAGCAATTGCAGGTTATGAACAAGTAACACTTTCAAGTGGTGGAACTCTTGCTTTAGCAATGACGGACAAAACTATTTCTAATGCAAGAAATATGGTAATCAAATTTGCAACAGCATCTATTGCTGCAAGCACAATTTGTACAATACCTGATAGTATAGAAAAATTTTATATCTTTGATTGCACAGGATTAACTAATCCATCTAACCTTACAATTAAAACTGCATCAGGAACAGGATTTACTCCTGACGCTGCAAAAATTTATGCAGCTTATGCAGATGGAACAAATTTAAAAGAAATTTCTTTAGACACTTTGGGTGGTACTATAGCTGCAGCACAAATAGCAACTGACGCTGTAACAACAGCAAAAATTTTACAATCAAATGTGACTCAAGCAAAAATGGCAACTAATTCTGTTGGAACAGTACAACTTAAACAATCAAATGTAACTTTAACTAAAATGGCAGCCAACTCTGTTGGTCCAAGCCAATTACAATCTACAGCAGTAACAGCAGGTTCTTACACGACTGCTAATATTACGGTAGACGAAGATGGAAGAATTAATTCAGCAGCTACAGGATCAGCTGGTGCCACTATTTTTGGAATTAGACAATGGTCAATAAGTCCCGCTTCAGGTCAATACGCTACTCCTTCTGCAACAACTAACCTTTTCGTTTGGATGCAAAGCGCAGCTGGAGGAGGTGGTGGAACACATAATGGTGGTACGCCAACTACAGGGGGAAATGGTGGTGCAGGTAAATTTGGAGCCTTTACAATCCCAGTAAGTGCAAGTTCACAAGTCGCTTATGCTGTTGGAACAGGGGGAACTGGAGGAAACGGAACTCCATCAACTATGTCAGGAAATGCGGGTAATGCTAGTGGTACAATCGCTGTAGGCGGACAAACTTATATTAATGCTGCTAATGGTGGAAACGGAGCTACTTACCATAACGCAAATGGTAATGCTGGGGCAGCTTCCACTTTTGCTATAACGCAACAAGTTGACATAAGTGCCAACATAAATCCATTAAGTCAAATATATCAAAATTACAGTTTACCTAATTTAGGTGGAACAGCACAAATTCCTAGTGATGATGATGGCTATTGGTTTGGACTGACTGGACCTTCTAAGTTAGGAGCTACTGATCTTCCTTTTCATGGACAGGGCGGTGGAAATTACCCTGCACCTTATGGAGGCAACCCTAACACTGGACCAGGACTACCAGGCGGAACTGCTAACATGATAATTTTCGATAAACTGTAAAAAGTAAAAATTTATGGCATATATTTTTTTAACATCAAACTCTCAATCATTATATAAAATAGCTGCAAATGATGCAGAAAAACAAAAAATAGTAGGTCATTTCCCTGAAAGTAGTTATGTTCAACAAACAATAAGCGATACTGACTTTGAAAATTTAAGATTGAATACTCATGTTGTAAAAATAGAAAATGGTGAGGGCACTGTAACTGAATTAGAAGAACCTATGTCTTTTTTGACACAAGAAGAGTTAAACCAATATATAGAGGAACATAAAAACGTAATTGGTAGATTTTTACAAAATTTTTCAAACAATGAAAACCAAGCACAATGGTCTTCTTACTACGATCAACTTGTTGCGTTGGACACAGGATCTTTAAGCTACCCTTTTGCAAAAAGTTTAGAAAAACATTTTCAAGAATCTGATTTACCTTATTATTCTATTTTAGAGCTTCCATAATTTATGATTTGTGATATAAGAACACTATGTTTGAAAACAATATAGAGTTTGTCGCAAGTCAAGAATATATAAAAATTATAGATAAGTCTTTACATCCTCAACCTGCTTTAAAAAATATACCTCAATGGTATAAAAAATTAAGTAACGATCCTGTTAAACAAACTATAAAACATTGTATGCCTTTTTTAGATACCTTAACAACTGGGTACATATTAAAAATGCCTTATGATTTACAAATAAAACATAATATTGAAAATACTCAAACACAGCAAAAAGACACTTTCCAAAAAACAAATCAACATGTTTGGGCAGATACTGTAAGAAAATATAATATTAACTTCCCTACAAGCCCACAATTTCATCCACCCCAACAGCTAGAGGGGTCTCCTTTGACAGAAAAAAATAAAAATTTAGCTTTTCACAAAATTATAAACCCTTGGAAAATACAAACACCTAAAGGTTATTCTTGTTTATTCGTACCGCCATTAAATAATGCAGACGATAGATTTTCTATTATTCCAGGAATTGTTGATACAGATGCTCATATCATTGAAATTAATTTTCCATTCGTTGTGAATAGTGACAAATATCCAGAGTTAGAGACTATAATAAAACTAGGAACTTCATATGTTCAAGTTATACCATTTAAAAGAGAGTCGTGGAAAATGTCTGTTAAACCTGTTAGTAATAAGGAGCCTGAAAAAAATAGATTTAATTTTTTTTCAACAATAAGAGAGTTTTATAAAAAAAATAACTGGAACAAAAAAATATTTAAATAGATGCATTTAAAAAACTTTATAGAAATATATGATAATGCTATTAATATAAAATCATTATCTCAACTGATAAGATTTGTTAGTAACAAACAATTTGAAGATGCAAGAATTTTAGGTCACAATAACAACGACACAGTAAATAAAGATGTAAGACGAACCCAGCTTTATTGTTTGAATCATAGTTATAACAGTTTAAGTAATGTTCATTGGTCGAATTATATGAGGTTTTGTTTGTCTGGCTATATAAGAGATTATATGCATAAACATCATTTGAATAATACTTCTAAAACATTTGTAGAGGGCATAGACGATGTTACTGTTTTGAAGTATGAGCAAACAGGGTTTTACACATACCATACAGATCATTGTAAAAAAATTCCTAGAACTTTGAGCATGATCTTACTTTTAAATAATGATTATGAAGGAGGTCAACTTAGTTTTAGGTGGAATGAAGAAGAACATAGGATAGATACCAAAGCTAATAGATTAATAATTTGGCCAAGTAATTTTATGTATCCACATAGTGTTTTTCCTGTAACAAAAGGTAAAAGATATTCGGTAGTAGCATGGGCAGTTTAAAAAAAGATTTTAAATATAAATTAGTCAAAAATTTTTTGACGAAAGAGGAGCAGATTTTACTTAGGAATTATTGTATCATTAGACATAAAAAAAATAATAGTGATTTTGATTTAGTTCAAAACTCTAATGGAGATAGTATGTTTTACACGGATCCTTTAATGGATTCTTTATTAGTAAATAAAACTAGTTTAATGGAAAAAGAAACAGGATTAGAATTATTTCCTACTTATTCTTTTTGGAGAATGTATTCCGAACTTGCCGATTTAAAAAGACATAAAGATAGACCTTCGTGCGAAGTAAGTGTAACTGTTATGATTGATTCTGACAAAACAAAATGGCCTATTTTTATGGAGGGCGAAGAAATTAACTTAGAGCCAGGAGACGCTGTAATTTATCTAGGATGTGAACTTGAGCATTGGAGAGATGAATTTAAAGGAGATTGGCACGCACAGACATTTTTACACTATGTAGATAAAAATGGACCACATGCTGATTTTAAATTTGATAAAAGAAAGGGGATAGGTCATGAAGTTTAAAGTTCACGAAAACGGATCTGCTGAAATATTTTTCTCAGAAGAAGAAATTAAAATTATTAATGATAAAAAACAATTAGTAATGGAGCCAGTATTTTTTAAACATTTTTCTAATTTATTATTAAATGCCATAATGAATTGGCAAAAAAATTGTAAATTACAGATTACTACAGACGAAGATACTGAGGTAATTACTAAATAATGAAATTTGATTTAGTTCACAAAGAGATTACGATAACACAAAATATTTTTTTATATCAAGGATTTTACACAAACCTTAAAATTTTAAATTCATTAAAAGAAAAAATTATTAAAAATTGCATAAGTGACAATAAAAACAAAACTAATGTAAAAGGAGAAATGACTTCTTGGAATTTTTTTAACCAAGATTCTGATTTTAGAACTTTTATCGGAGATATAATTCCTGATATGAGAAAATGTGTTGGACCACAAGATGCTTGTGAAATCTATAACTCTTGGGGTAATATTTTAAATAGTGAAGAAAATTACGTAGCAGAGCATAACCATAGACAAACTACAATGTTAAGCGGTGTCTTACATTTAACAGAAGAAGGACCAGGAGTATACTTTAAACATTTTGACTATACTTTAAAAGAAAAAATTGGAGGATTTGCTTTGTTCCATCCTGAAACTTTACACGCAGTTAAAAAATTCAAATATAAACAACCCCGTGTTTCACTTGCCTTTAATTTAAATGGTTTACATAAAGGAACTCGATAGTGCATAAAAATATTAATATATGGGAAGATTTTTATCCCCCTGAGCAATTTGGTTTAATGAACTTAAATGCAAAAATGCTTACCTACGATGCGACTTGGCAACCAAGTGGAATATGGTATCCAAATAGATTAAAAGCCTACCCAGTTTATGAAACAAAAAAATTTAATGATTCGTCCGAAATGAAAAATATTTTTATTAATCTCTTTGAAAAAGTAAGTAATTTAAAAATAAAAGAATGTAATACTTTTTTTAGAAAAATTCTCACAGAAGAAATGGAAAAATCCCCTTTGGCTAAATACGGAGTTCAACCCCACAGAGATAATGAAGCTGATAACATATGGGATGTAGCAGGGGTTGTTTATTTTAACTCTTTTAGTTTGGACGATGGAACAAGACTTTTTTCTTATTCAGGTCAAAACGAACCTGATATTATAGTTGGTGCAAAACCAAATAGAATAGTTTGGTATGATGCTAATTTACTTCATTCTCCAGGTCATGATTTTCTGACCCCTGAAAGAATTATACAGCCTTTTTTTATTAGATTAATAAAATAATGTCCAATGAGTTTATTAAGTACATCTAAACTAATCAATTTTAAAAGTAATAAAAAAAATAATTTTTTTGCACCTGAATGGGATTATTACATTATTGAAAGCGTCATACAAAAAGTAGACTTCAAAAAACTGAAAAATTTATTTTTAAGTAAAGAATCGGAAATATTAAAATTACCAATTATAGACGAAGCAAAAAGTGATGCTTATACAGGGCTAGGCTTAAATAATACTCACGCAAGATATTCTCAATATAATATATTTACTTGGAGAGATAATGAGATCGAAAAAATTAAAAAATCAATTATTGAATTACATAACAAGCTATTAAATTACTTAAAACTTGAAATACCTAATAATTTGTACGCTCAATGTTGGGTAAATATAATGAGAAAAAATGAAGAAATAAAACCACATTTACACGGACTTTGCCCCGATACTTATTTAGGGGGAACCATATGTGTTCAAGCCAGTAATACTGATACTATATACATGAATGCCGTCAATCAAATTAACGATCCTGAATTGTATATTAGCAAAAATGAAACTGGCAAAATTAGTATTTTTCAAGGCTGTTTACCCCATTATACAAGTAAACACAAAGACGATGAAGAAAGAATTACGATAGCTTTTGATCTATCTTTGATACAAAGAAATTCCAATTTTATTAGTATTCTTTAAATACCTGCTTGGTTTAAATCCCAACTTAGATGGTATATAATATAGCCATGCCATTAGCAAAAGTAAACATAGCACCAGGATTTGACAAACAATCTACACCTTCAGATGCAGAGGGTAGATGGGTTGATGGTGATAATGTGAGGTTTAGATATGGTGAACCTGAAAAAATAGGTGGCTGGTCGGCTCTTGTAAATGAAAAATTAGTAGGGTCTGCTAGAGCACAACATGTTTGGGCAGATACAAATGGTAAAAGATACGCAGCTATTGGTACAGATAAAGTTTTAATTATTTATTACGAGGGTGCTTTTTACGATATAACACCTTTAGAAACAGACAACTACTCTACAGGCGCAAACATAACAACGACTAACGCATCAGCAACAGTCACAATTACAACAAGTGCCTCTCATAACCTTGAAGTCGGAGAAATTACAACATTTGCTAACGCAGGATCATTCAACGCAAGTCAAACAGGTTATACGTCTACAAGTTTTGACGATCTATTGTTCGAGGTACAGTCCGTACCTACAACCACTACATTTACGATTACCATGCCTTCAGCAGAAACAGGTTCAGGAACAACGAACAACGGAACACTAGATGTACGACCCTATGAACCAATTGGACCATTAAATCAAACTTATGGATATGGTTGGGGTACTTATCTTTATGGAGGAAGATCTATCGCATCTACCACTACTACAATTAACAATGG